GGGCATAGATCGTATTGTATTTGGCTCATTTTTTCTTGCCAAATATCTTATCGTAATTATCAGCAAACTTCTTTCGTGATTCAGCAGTAGACGTTCTTGGTCTACTACCCTTACCACCATTTGATTCAGGGAAATGTCTATCCCTTGTAGCTTTATCTAATTTATGTAAATGACTCATCACCAACTCCCACAGATACATTCTTCTTCAAGACACACGCATTCGCCAGACATTTTATCATGCACCATGTCCATGACTTCACGCATTAACAATTCATCCTGATCTATTAAAGCATCTGCAAAGGATTGAATCAACTCTATTACCGCATCACTCACATCTTCATCTGTATCAATCGTCACCATATATGCCTTCCAATGTATCTCTCATTATAATATGTTTACACAAGTCAATGTAGAATACCGTTTTTTCGTCGATTAGAGAGCTTGCAACCTCAACCTGACCCTCTTCTATAGTAATAACTATTAAATCGCCTGTAAAGGGCTCTGAGGGCGTTTTAGGGTCTTTCATGTTAGGGCGAATAGGGGTTACTTTCATAAGACTCCAAATTTTTTTTTGAGCGATGCATATACATTACACGCGCCCGCGACTTCGGAAGGGGGGGGTGCTGTACATCCATCCAGTACTGTATATTTATCCAGCCCGCTAACCTATTGATTTTCCTCGTCTTTCTGCAAGCCATCAAAGCGTTTGCGCTGTAGTGATACTGTTACGCCTGTGTCTCCACTCATCTCAACGGCCTTCAGTGTTGGTTGGATATACTTGCTCACCCTGTCGAATGCTTCAACGCTTGCTTTGTAGTCTGCAATCTCTCCCGTTGTCTCTGCTATCTCTTGAATCTTTAACGCTGATTCAATGGCATTAATCACTGGGTTAAACTCCCCCTTATATTTGCGCTGTAGGTATTCATCGAGTACGCGCCTATATGGTTTATTAGTACTGCCCTTTGGTCTGCCTCTTTGTGCCATTGTTTAATCCTCAAGTATTTGATTTTAGGTTGATAAATAATTGATCATATTTTAACCAATTATAGCATAATTATAGTTATATATCCCTCTTATCGTATTTAAAGTCCCTTTCATCTCATTAGTATTGCAAGATAGTTTTGCCCGTTTACAATGCGAAACCATAACCAACACACACAAACGAGGTAACAACATGAAAGAAGATATTAGAGACTTACTTTTAAACAACATCGACTCACGCGATGAAATTGCAAACAGTGGCGAGTTATATGACCACCTCGACTATGCAGGCGGATTGCATGAAATCATTGACTCACACATCGACATTTACTATTACGATTTGCGGAAATGGTCAGTTGATAACTGGGAATGGATAGAAGAGGCGATTGCAAGCGGTATTGCTGGCGGTGATGATGATTTTCACAAACTAATACAAGGCGGTCAATATATGGCGTTAAATCAAGATGCTATCGAGATAGTCGAGGAATTGTTTCAAGAGTACAAAAATAAACTATTCAAAGTAACTGAGGTTGCATAGTTAATTCATCAAGCCTATTGGCAACAGTAGGCTTCATTGGATTAATTACACTAGAGGAAATAAAATGATTATTGAAATTGGCAAAAAAGAAAAGCAGTTTATAAACGCATATTTTGAGTGCGTGAGATTTACTGAGGATAACGACACAGAATTTTGTGAAGTTTGGGAGCGCGAGCAGATTATCGAATGCCTAGCATTTTTTGTATATGCTGAGTGCTACCTGTCAGATAAAAGCATCACGCAAGCAGGGCATGATTTTTGGTTGTCGCGTAATGGTCATGGGACTGGATTTTGGGATAGGGATTCAAGCTATTACGCTGACCATGTGCGAGACTGGCTACAGCGAAAATCTGAGCAGTTTGGCGAATCTGATGTTTTATACAATGAATTTGTGGCATAACTAGAGGATAAATAAAATGACTATATATGACAGAAAATGTAACGCGACTCGCTACCTAGCACTCAAACAATGGGAGCGCAGACAAGCGAGAAAATCCATTAGAGCGCATCTGTGGCTAGTGACTGGTCTAGGCTTGTATGTATGCCTAGCAATTCAAATCGTGAGGGCTGTGCTATGAGTTACGACATTTTAAAAGAATTAAAACTGTACTTTGATGACCATTACGAAAACTTTAATTGTTATCCAGTAGAGTTTGAGTTTAATAAAACTGTATTCAATTATGATGAATGCGTAAAACTTTTAGACAGTGTTGGCTATTTGTGGCGGGGTGATGCATGAAATACGTTGTAGTTTGGTTTACTGACGCAGGGCAACACGCTCTGCGCTTTCCAACTCTTGGCGATGCTGAGATGTTCAAAGAAATTTTAATAGCTGATGAACACGATGATATTTATATAGCTGAGATAGTAGAGGAGATTAAAAACTAGCCCTGTAGGGTAGCATACCCTTACCCATTAAACGCGCTTAGAAATCCATCTAGGCGCGTTTTTTATGCTTCCAAGTATAGACTTGCCTACTTGCCCTGATATTTATCTCTTAGGTAATTCATAGATACCGGGAGTTCATCACAGCTACCATCTTGCACTTCATTGAGTATCCAAATGCCACGCCATGAGCCATTGGTTTGAGCAGTAAGATAATCCTCGTCATGCTGATAGTAAATCCCTGCAAACAAGCCCAACATATTCTTGCCGTCAGCCCTGCGACCATACGCAATGTCCCTATCTTGAATATGCCCACAGACACAACTCATATATTTTTTGGATAACATGGCTTTGGCTGAACTACAGGGTCTGCCCATGATGCCTGATGTAAAGTAATGGCTATAGGCTATTCCATCTATGACAGCTACTTCAAGAAAATCATAGACTTCAAACCCAAACTCATCTAACTTGAAATCATCGTAGCTAATCAGCCCTTCGAGTTTTTCATCGGCTTCAATAGCGCGTTCAATTCTTTGTTCATGGTTTCCGAGAGTGTAGACCATTCTTGGATTCCACTGTCGTTGCTTATTTTTAATGAGTCTTTTCTGCTCCTGCCTGATGGGATCGATAAAGGCTTCCATTGCCCTGATGCCTGACTCAATATCTGCGGTGTATCTTCTACCTGCAAAGGAGCGCGAGCCAACGTCAAAGCGTGAGAGGCTTGGCATATCAAAGTGGTCGCCCAAATGAATGATAACGTCTGGTTTTTTATCGACAGCATACAGTCCTGCCCATCTTAGATGGTCAATAGGTTGATTCGGTTTAACTTGGGTATCGGGTATTACTAGATGCTTGGTCATTCTCTTACCTCGCAGTGCGTATTATAGTGATTCCAAAAATAAATTCTAATGCTGATTTTTTATACAGTACATACCAAATTGTAATGGTTCGTTTCGGTTACTGGTGAACCACGCCAGTTACACAGGCTAACGCCCTAACCTAGAGGAGTATTAGTGTTGCAATGACTACTGCCAAGCCACTGCCCAAAACGATTAACTCGGAACGCTTGAACGTGTACTCTTTTTTGAGCCATGTCATCAGGTCTTGTCGCGCTTCCCTGAGTTCTGCTTGTGCCTCATCGATAGCTTTGTCTGCTGAATCGTGAGCCTCTTTGATTGCTTTTTCTACATTTTTCTTAGCCATGTTTCACCCCTTAAAATGGTACGTCTTCACTTAGGAAGTCATCTTGTTTTTTAGGTTGTCCGCCCTCAGTGTAGATAACCTTGCAGTTACCTAGAATGGGTGGTCGCTCTGCACCAGACTCACGTTCTTCTTTTGTTTGAGATTGTGCAATGAACCCATGATTGCCATACTGGTCTTCTTCGGCAGGGTTGATAAAGGTAGTCAGGTTTAGATACTTAGCTACTGACCCATCTTTTTTAGTTACTTCTTTCAATCTTGATTTGTCGATCTTAGTTACATCTAGCGACAGTGATACGCCTATCTTGCTCATGTTAAATTCCTCACTTCTGATTTTATTTCCTCTACGGCTAGACTAATCTGGTCAGCCAGTTTCTTAATAAACTTTTCATCGCGCTCAACACGCACAACAAAAGGCTTCATATCAGGGTGGTATGACATAAAGTCCCACCATTCTCTGCCTGTAATGTACAAGCAACCCTGTACCTGAGCATAGTGTTTACTCGGACATACGCCCTTTCTACTCCATGCTATGTGGTTCTTTGGTGATGGGCATTTAAACTCTACACCCCCATCATCATTAATCAATCCATCAGGACTGCAACCGAACTCACCTGAGTCATCTAGTATAAAGCCTACTTCCTCAACATCAACCCCATGCATAAATTCATAGGTTGCTCTAGCTTCAGGCTCTAACTCAGTCCCTCTCTGCATCCACTCATTTACAAAGATTGGCTCACGCTCCCCTGTGATCCTCTCTGCAATCATCTCACTGATATAATCATCAGCCGAGGCACTAGGCTTCCCTGCCGTAGTGATTAGCTTTGAGAACTGACTAGCACTG